ATAATTAGGCAATTCCCCTTTACTGAAGACGAAGCGTTCAGGGACAGCATTGAGGGCAGTTTATTTAACATAGGTAAGATTTACCAGCAGATAGAATTTAATGAGGATATTTTTCCCAATCCTGTAGTGAAGGGAAACTTTATATGGAGGGTGAAAGACGAGGAGGTTGTTTTCTCTCCAGACCCAAATGGCAGGTTTAAAGTATCTTGGATGCCTCCTGACCATTTAAGAAATCAAAAGAAAGATGACAGAGGAAAAAAAATTGCCCCTAACGATCATGTGGGAGTTGGAGGGGTTGACTCGTATGATTTAGACGCTACATTAGACGGTAGGGGATCTAAAGGAGCTTTGCATATGTATAACAAGTTCAGCATGGATGCTCCCTCTAATATGTTTGTGGTCGAATATGCTTCTCGTCCAGATCTCGCTAGCATATTTTACGAAGATGTGTTGATGTGTGCTTTTTTTTATGGGTATCCATTACTTGTAGAAAACAATAAGTACGGTATCGTAAGGTACTTTGAGTCAAGAGGATACGACGGTTACTTAATGGACCGCCCTGACTTTTTAAAGACTGGAAATTCTTCCGTGAACGTAAGGACCAAGGGAATCCCTTCTAATTCACAGGATGTAATACAATCTCATGCTCAAGCCATTGAGTCTTATATACATGACCACGTAGGGGTAAAAGCTGAGACTGAAGAGTTTGGAAACATGTACTTTAACAAGACTTTAGAGGATTGGATTGCTTACAAAATAGACAAACGCACTAAGTTCGATTTAACGATTAGTTCTGGACTCGCTCTTCTTGGCGCTCAAAAATCAAAAAAGAAAGAGCTCCCCATCTCTAGCTTTAATGATAAGAAGTTTTTCAGAACCCATAAGCCAAAATCTTGGCACTTCTAGTTTTACTATATTTGCATCGGAGTTACAACAACTCAGCCTACTGTAAATGCAAAGCAATAACAAAAAATCTAGTTTTCCAGATCCATTAGCTTCCTCTGAGCAGAAACAAAGTAAGGGATATGGGCTTAGCTACGCCAAAGCTATATATAAGCAGTGGGGTAAAATGGATCAAAATAATTCTGTTTTTGGTAACAGAAAGAGGACATTCGAAAGAAATCGCAGGTACGCGAATGGAACTCAGGACACGGCTATTTATAAATCTCTTCTCACTTCTTTAGATCCAAATAACGGGGATGCGAGTATGCTAAACATTGATTTTACTCCTGTCCCTATACTTCCTAAGTTTGTTAGAATCGTTGTAAATAAAATTTTATCTCTTTCCCCATATCCGAATTTAGAAGCTATTGACCCTTTATCCTCTTCAGAAAAAGATAAAGAAAGGAGAAAGGTAGAGATGACCATCCTGGCTAAGGAGCAACTTTCTAAGATTGAAGAAAAAACAGGTGTCGTTGTAGGTAAAAGTGTTAGCGAAATACCAGAAACCCTTGAGGAGGCGGAAATATTTATAGGTGATAACATTAAATCTTCATCGGAAATTGCGGCTCAATTAGGCACTAATTTAACGCTTGATTGGAATGATTTTAATGACTCTATTCTTAGAAGGTGTGTAAATGATCTTGCGGTAACTGGCATGTCTGTAGTGAAAAGGTCTAACGACCCTAGTTATGGAATAAAAACAGACTACATAGATCCAGTTAACTTTGTTCATAGTTTTACAGAAGACCCTAACTTTTCAGACCTTACTTACGCAGGTCATGTTCGATATGTTCCTATTCATGAATTAAAACGCATGGTGGGGGATCAGTTCACAGAAGAAGAGTTTAAAGAAATAGCAAGTAAAGCTCAGAAGAAGTATGGGTACGATGCAGGAAAGCTCAGTCAGTCTTCTTACGATAGGGTAAACAACCAGTCTAACTTCGGTTACGATGAGTATATGGTTGAGGTACTTGACTTTGAGTTTATGTCGGTTGATTGCGAATATTTTGAGAATAAAGAAAGCCGATATGGGAATATAGGATTTTATTCTAAAGGAGAGTCTTATAAAGGCCCGCAAAACTCAGTCTTTAACAGGGATGTCGTCAAGCTTGAGTCCGCTTCTATTTATGGCGGTTGCTATGTCTTGGGTACCGACTTCTTATTTAACTACATTAAGAAGAACAACATACCTAAGAACATACACGACATATCAAAAACCAACCTTTCTTATTCTGCCTGCTCTACCAATATTTTGGATATGATGCCAAAATCCATGGTGGATAGTTGCATTGGGTTTGCCGATCAGCTTCAGCTTACGCATTTAAAGATTCAGCAGGCGGTTGCAAAGGCAAAGCCAGACGGGATAATTATTGATATTGAAGGTTTAGAAAATGTTCAGTTAGGAAAGGGCGGTGAGCTACAGCCTTTAGACCTGCATGATATTTATGAGCAGACTGGTGTCTTTTATTACAGAAGTAAAAACCCAGAGGGAGGATTTCAGAATCCGCCTATACGAGAAATCGGAAATAGCATTCGAAACGTAAATGAGCTAATAGGACTGTATAATCACTATTTAAAAATGATCCGTGATGCTACAGGGATTAACGAGGTGATGGATGCTTCTTCACCTAAAGGTGATGCTCTTGTTGGTGTTCGTCAGCAAGCTTTAGCGGCAGCAAACAACGCTATATATGATATTACTAATTCATCTATGATCTTGTATAAAAAGGTCTGTAGTGATATTGTTAAGTGCTTACAAGTTATTCATCCAGATTCTATTTTATATCGCATTTATGAAAACGCTATCGGGCGAGAGAACATGTCCGTGTTGACTTCTTTTCAAAATCTATCTATGTACAACTTTGGTGTTCGTGTAGTTAAAGAAATGGAGGAGTCCGAGCGTCAGTACTTAGAGCAGAACATCCAGATAGCTTTATCTCAGAAAGAAATAGATTTAGAGGACGCTATTGCTGTTCGTCAGCTAAAGGATATTAACCAAGCAGAAAGGCTGTTAGTTGTCCGAAGAAAAAAGCGTATTGCCATGAATCAGCAGATAGCTATGCAAAACTCTCAGCAGCAGGCTCAGATTCAACAGGCTTCTGCTCAGGCTACTTCTCAGGCTAGGCAACAAGAGATGCAGATCGAGGCTCAGTTAAAGTCTCAAGAGATAGAATTAAAGGCTCAGCTTGAGGCTCAGCTCGAAGAGGTAAAACACGGGTTTCGAAAAGAGATAGAACTTATTAAAGCCGAGGCAGCGGCGAATAACTCTGAAGCAGAAAGGCAATTTAAATCTCAGGTTGAGAACACGAAAGACGACAGAAAAGACGACAGGGTTAAAAAGCAATCGGCTGAGCAGAGCAAACTTATCTCTCAGAGAAAAGGAGAGAGAGGTGAGCTGCCAGAAGAATCTGGAGATATAACATCAGAAATATTAGGATAATAAGATGGCGCAAACAATAAACTTAGATACTTCTCAGAGGGTGGACATCACCTGTAAGAGAGGCGACACCTTTGATTTGTCTTTGACGCTGAAGGATGACGCACCTACTCCAGCTTCAATAGTTGCGAATTCGGACACTTTTAAGATGGAGGTTAGAGCATCTGATGACGAGGGGGATCCTTACGCAAATGGCAACGCAACTATTATTTTGAGCACACAGGACACTGACGGTTCGGGCGACACAAAACAGATAATCGTAAAAGACACTAGCAATTTGGCTATGACACCATCTAACGTGGGCGCAGCCGCTACGAATGGTATCGTTAGGTTTACAGCCACCGCAGCAATTATGGCCTCAACTAAAGCTGGGCTTTACGTTTACGATATTGAGATGACAGATAACTCAGACTCAAGCAAAGTCACCACTTTAATCTACGGAACGTTTAAAATCAACGAAGACGTAAGTGTATAATGGCAATTAATATTACGATATCGGTTGGAAAAACTACTAAGGTTGTTACTGTACCGCAGGTTCAGAATAATATAACGATTTCTCGTGTAGCTACCGCCTCTTCTTCTGGAGGAGGGGGGTCTTCTACCTTCGTTGGTCTTACCGACACGCCCAGCTCTTTTGGAAACTCAGGTCAGGTATTGGCAGTAAACAGCGGGGGAGACGCCCTTGTTTACGCCAATCAAACCGCAGCGACCTCAATTGCTAATTTAACTGATGTAAATCTTTCGAATCCCGCAGATGGTGATGTCTTAGTATATAATGACAATAATGAATTTGTTAAAAGCTCAACGCTTCAAGATTTAAAGGCACTCTTAAAATCAAATACGGGAAGCACGACACTTACGGGTGATGGGTCAGGGACAAGCACGGACGATGGAAGACTTGATCTAACCGATGCAAAGGCTGAATTGAAGTTTGGAACGGACTCAAATGTTGAACTGACATCTACCACAGCGCGTTTAAAGTCAGGTGTAACAGAGTTAAAGGTTACTGAGACAAGCCCTGGTCAATTGGACTTTGTGGTGGCGGCAGGCGCGTCAGGTAGCGAAACACCGTTCACTGCTGTAGAGATTAATGGTCAGACTACCGCTAATCTAGCGGAAATGAACATTAAGAATGGAACTGCTTTTTACATACATGGAGCTAGCGGTGCTGCAAGACTACAATATACGGGTAGCGGAACAGCCATTACATTGCCAGCCACAGGAGGTACTTTAGCAAAAACAACTGACATTGCTTTAGATTCTGCTGTTGCGGCGAATACAGCCAAGGCAGAGAATGCCACTCATACAGGAGATGTCACGGGCGCCACGGCGCTTACCATAGCTGACAATATAGTTGACGAAGCAAGACTAAAGGTTTCTAACTCCCCCACTAACGGTTATGTATTGTCTGCTCAGT